AGATCGAGGCAGTCTCGCTTGGTAGTGCTGCAGCACCGACGTTTAGCTGGACGGGCGACCCCAATACCGGCATCTACTCCCCCGGCGCAGACCAAGTAGCCATCTCGACTAATGGCACTGGGCGGTTGTTTGTGGACGCGAATGGATATGTAGACGTGGCTTCCACGTCTTCATCTTTATCCATCGTTTCTCTAAATGCGACGACCACTGGCAACGCATCGCTTCGCTTTAGCGACACGACTGCGAATGTTGGAAACATTAATTACAACTTTACCGATGACGCAATGACCTTTAGGGTCAATGCAAGTGAGCGACTCAGGATTGACTCCAGTGGCCGCTTAGGTCTGGGGACTAGTAGCCCTGCAGCTTTATGGCACTTGCGAAGTGATGCTAATAGTGCCGTAACACATCTGTACCTGCAGAACAGGAATGCAGGTGCAAGTGCGCAGTCGCGGATTGCATTTACTGACTCTGCCAACGATTTAAGCGATAACCGTCACGCCTATATCGGAGCTGTTACTACAGGTGCAGGTCAAAACGGAAACAGCTTTGTTATTGCTACAAACCCAAATGGCGGCAGCGCACAAGAACGCGTCTGGGTTAGCAGTACAGGCAACGTAGGGATTGGCACTACTAGTCCTGCGACCACGCTCTCCGTCAATGGTGGATTTGCTATCACTAGCGGCACTTTTCCATCTTCTGGATCTGGACTTGAAAGCTGGTTTGATGGAACAACAGTATTTATTCAGGGCTACAACCGTACCGGTTCTTCTTGGCTGCCTGTAGGAATAAACGGTTCGCAACTGGTCTTTGGAGCGTCTGGCTCCGAAGCCTTCAGGGTGGACAGTTCGCGGCGCCTGTTAGTTGGCACGTCATCCGACTCTGGCGGCGCACTCTTACAGGTGAACGGTGATCGAGTTAGAATCGCCACTGCAAAAACCCCCGCTTCAGCATCTGCTACTGGCACCGCTGGTGAGATTTGCTGGGATGCCAATTACGTCTACGTTTGCACTGCCACGAACACATGGAAGCGCTCAGCGATCAGTACATGGTGATGACATGCCTCGCGCTGCGTCAGTGCAACATCTGCAAAGAGCACAAACCGCAGACTGACTTCTACAAAGTCAAGCGGGCAAAGAAGGACATTCTTGGTGTGCCTCGTATTTCACGCTGCCGTCAGTGCGAGATACAGAAGTACATGGAGTTGGATCCACGGCAGAAGATGGTCTACGCGGCTCGCAATCGGGCTCGCATCGCCGGGCTAAACTGCACCATCACGAAGGACGACATTGAGATTCCTGAAACCTGTCCGGTGTTGGGTATCCCACTGTTCGCTCGTGTTGGTGCTGGAAGGTCAAACCGCGATCAAGTGGAAAACTCTCCGAGCTTGGATCGGATCGACAACAGCAAGGGTTACGTGCCTGGCAACATGGCAGTCATCTCGATGCGAGCCAACATGATCAAGAACAATGCGACGCTTGCTGAATTGAAAGCCATTGTGGCTTACATAGAAGCTAGCCAGAGCCAGTAACCCTACTCACTACTGCCGATCAAGCGTATAGTGGTGGGGCAGCGAGTTTGCACCTCCTGCCCCTGGCCACAGTTCCCTAGAAACCATGACCCAAGAAGAATACCCATTCAGCGTCGCGGCGGTAAACCCATACACGGGTAGCAGCATTGTCCTCCGTGGATCAACGGAAGAAGTGATCCGTGTTGACCAAGAAGGCTTCCACTACAACGGTCAGTTCATTGCTGATGCCGGTGAAGCGCATCGCTTGCTGGTCGAGTTTCTGAATAAGCACACCGCCTAGTCATTACCACTAATCACCCATGACACAACAACATTCCATCACTCCACCGCCGGAGCTGGTAGAGCAGTGGTGTGAACAGCTTTTTGGCTGCCCAGATAAACCAGAAATCGCTGCGTATGAACTAGTACGGCTTGGTGCCCAATGGGGCGCTGATCAGGAGTTAAAGGCGTGCGTGGACTGGATCAGTAAACAGGACTGGACGTGGACAAGCGCTCAACTCCGCGCCGCACGCCGTCCCCAGCCACCGAGCTTGAAGGAAAAACTGACAGAGGCGCTTTACAACGAAGACATTGGCACAGCTCTCAGACTGGTGAGGCAGCTCGATGACTGAATTAGAAATTGGTCTGCTCGTTGCTGGCGCGTTTCTTGGTGGAGTTTTTATTGGGAGCTTAAGATGACTGAACACAACCTCCCCGATAAAGACGATGCTCCTTGGCTCGACTGCATGGATGGGTTTCAGACTGAAGACTGGGTAACACGCGCAGCTCAAGAATCCCGCGCTTCGCTCTCAGCTTCTTGCTATTGCTGCCGAGCTTGAAGCCCAGTAGTCACCTTCTCTAGTCAACTTCTAATTTGATTCAAGTTTGAAGTTGGCCAGTCCACGTCGCTAGGCGGGCAACCGGCCTACTCAACTGGTTGCACTCCTACTAACCTGCTACTGAACACGGTTTTACCATGGCCGCCACCTTTACGTGGAGTATTAACACCCTTGAGCGCGAAACCGACGACGGCTTTGTTTTTACCGCTCACTACACCGTCAACGCTGAAGACAGCACCTACTCGGCTGGTGCATATGGCAGCATCGGCTTTGAACGTCCCGAAAACCTCATCCCGTACAACCAACTCGACGAGCCAACTGTGATCGGCTGGGTCAAGGAAGCCCTGGGCGGTGACGAGAAAGTTGCCGAGATTGAAGCTGCACTGCAAGCTCAGATTGACGAGCAACGCAGCCCTAGTAAGCAGGCAGGCGTGCCCTGGTAAAAGGGTGGCAGGTGGCCGGTCCTCACGCGGTGCCGGCCTCGCCGCAGCCTGCCACTGCGGATCGCCTAAACGCCTCAAAAGGGTTTAGGTGTCAAGCTTAGCAGGTAGCTAAGCTAATGGCATGATCGAGCTGATCGCTGCTATCGCCGGGGCGTCGATCTCCGTTGCTGCAATGGGCGCGATGGGCTTTAGCCGCCGCAATGATGAAGCGCGGGATGCGGTCATTCGGTTGACCAGCGCAGTAGAGCACATAGCCACCCAACTTGAAGTGCTCGGCAGCGACATCAAAGAAGACCGCAAGGAAACCTTTACGCGGCTGAATACGGTTGAGCAAAGGGTATCTAAGCTAGAGGGACGGCCGCATGCTTAGCCATGGATCGCATTGCTGATTACGTTGCTTTAGCAGTCGCCATTCATGGCGTCGCGTTGATCGTGGTCAACTTGACGCCAACACCAAAAGACAACAAAGCACTAAGAAAAACCGCCAAACTTGCGGTCAAGCTTTATAGGGCTATTGAAGTGCTTGCTGGTGTTGTCACTCCATTGGTTAAGCGATGATCAAGCTATCCGACCTGTTTAAATACTACAAACACGGCACGCCGCATCAAATGGCAGCCGTGTCTGAATTAGAAGCTGAGCTATTAAAGGTTGCGCCTGAAGTCTTCAATAGGGATCAGCATTGGTACAAGACCTGGCAAGCTGGCGGCAAGTTGCATAATTATGAGCCAGCCATAAAGCTCATTAAAGAGTTCGAGGGCGTGCACCTCAGTGCATACCCGGACCCATTGCACGGATGGGATGTGGCAACGATTGGCTATGGAGCCACGCGCTACCCAGATGGTCGCAAGGTGCAACGCAGTGACAAGATCACCGTGATTGATGCCGATCAGTTACTAGCGCTTGAGGTGGAGCGCATTGCCACAAAACTGCGCAACCGCGTGCCGTTTTGGAATGAGATGACGGGCAATAAGCAATGCGCGTTGATCTCCTTTGCCTACAACCTCGGCGCCGGCTTCTACGGCAGCACTGGCTTTGAAACAATCAGCAAATGCCTTGTCGGCAAGGACTGGCAGGCAGTGCCAGCAGCAATGGAGCTATACCGCAACCCAGGCAGCGCCGTAGAGGCAGGTTTGCTGCGTCGTCGCCGCGCAGAAGGCAGGCTATGGGCTGGTGAGCAGCAGCAGGATCCAGCCAAGCTGTCGCCCAATAGTGCATTTACAGCTCGCATCACACCGCACGTGCAGCTTGGTGAGTTTGCGCTATTTCAAGAAGCACGGCGCTTTGACCATCAATATCAGCTCGACACGGCAGCAGAGTTAGCGGCATTCCTTGAGCGTGCACGTGTCAAGTTTGGCGGCAAGCCTGTGGTCATCACCAGCGGCTACCGCCCGCGTGCCATCAATGCAGCGGTAGGTGGCTCCAGTGGCAGCGAGCACCTATACGACGCACCCGACGTTGGTGCAGTTGATTTCTATATCCGCGAGGTCAACATCAACCACGTGCAAGAGTGGTGCGATCAGAACTGGCCGTATTCGCTCGGCTACGGCGCACCTAAAGGATTTGTGCATTTAGGAATGCGTCGCGGCAAGCCAAAGGTACGATGGGATTATTGAGCCCACTGCGTGGATCACTGCATTGATGGCGCAAACCTCATCCCAAAACGCAGTGCAAAACATAGATTCAGACAGCAAATCTTTGAGGCATGGCAGCATCAATGTGCCTACTGCGGAGATGCAGCTGACACATTAGATCACGTCAAGCCGCGCCACAAAGGTGGCGCTACTGTGACGAGTAACCTTGTGCCAGCTTGCAGGCCATGTAATCGAAAGAAGGGCAGCGAAGAATGGCAGCAATGGTTCAATCAGCAGGATTCCTATCTGCTAGATCGTGAGCTTGCTGTGCTGCACTGGATTCAAGCATCTGATGATAGAACACCCTAGCCTGCCATTCTTGCTGGTGATCTTTACACATTCCCGCTAGGCAGACCCTCCAGACGTTCCCGACTTTCTGTATTGTTGGCGCCAAGTGGGGTGCCTGCCAGCGGGTTACCTATCAGCATACGAAGGCGGCTGATGCCACGCCTTTGTATTTCGCACATGCGTGCACGTGACAGGCCCATGCGCTTTTCTAGGTCATTCCATGGCACTGGATTGCGACTGTTGCGTGCGTAAATGATTTCACGTGTGCGATCGTCTAAATGCTCATCGCAATAATCACGCACTGTTTCAAGCTGCCAATCGTACTCAACGTCGTATTGTCTTTTATCGGCAATGATGTCAAGAATGTTAGATGATTCATCTTGCGCAGGCTTATCAAGGCTTGTGACTCGATAAGACTGCTGCAATGTGTCGGATATCACCTTAGGGGTCACATCAAGCACTGCGGCAAGCTCCGCCATGGTTGCTGTGCGTCCGTGCTCTTGCGCAAATGCCTGCGCTGTTTTGTTCAGCTTGATCAGCATTTCATGCACGCCAAGCGGCAGCCTGATGATTGGATCGTATTGAATCAATGCACGCCCGATGGATTGACGGATCCACCAGTAGGCATATGTGCTGAACTTATACCCGCGAGTGTAGTCAAACAGCTCGACAGCGCGCGCAAGACCGATGTTGCCCTCCTGGATCAGATCCAGCATGTCAAGCGTTTGCGTGTTGCGCCTGCTGTACTTGCGTGCAACATGCACTACAAGCTGCAGGTTGGATTGCATGAACTTTTGCCGCGCGCGCTCACCGCTGCGTAGCTCGCGGCGTTCTTGCATTGTCAAAGGTCTTTCAAGATCCTTTAATTCCCTCCACTTTGAAACTCGGCGGCCAAGTTGTATCTCTTGTTGCGGTGTGAGTAGTGGATACCGCGCGATACTGTTCAAGTAGTCGCCAATAGCGTCAGACATGGAGAATCCGTTAGTGCATACAATGGAAGCACAATTCCACGGTGCTGCCAATGCTGCGCAGCTACGTGCGTTACATGCTGCAGCAGATTGGGGCGGACTGCTGGAATATGCGCTGCTGCTAGCCGAGCAAGAAGCAAGCCAGCGGTCTCAAATCCACTGGCTTGCGCAGGAAGCGTCGGCAGCGTTGCGGACTGGTCTAGAGCAGTGGCACCTAGATGCCGCTGAGGAACTGCTTCGAGGCCGTCGTCGTGATGTCTGAGTTGTAATGGCCTGTGACGCTGTAGCTGGTCACCGGCTGCTGGCTCATGCGGAAGAACACCATCTGCCCGATCTTTAGACCAGGCCACAACGGCAGCGGCAAGATTTGGCGCGAGTTCTTCAGCTCTAAGGTCAACACGCTGCCATGCCAACCGGGATCGGCGTAACCAGCGTGCAGGTTTTCGTAGCCTTCCCGCGCACGACTTGACTTAAGGAAAAACAGGCCGGCAATGTTCTCCGGCATGTTGAACACTTCAATCGTCTGCGCAAGGATGAACTGCCCAGGCTTCAGCTCGTAAGGATTTTCCGCCGTGCGTCCCGCAATGCTGAGCGGCCGCATGTTGAGGTTTTCGGCAGACTCGATCATGATCGTGTCACCAAGCCGTAAGTCAAGGCTGGCAGGATTGATCAATGCCTCGTCGTAATTCGGCACCATGCCATCGGTGCACAGCGCTTTGATCTCGTAGTCGCAGAGGATTGTCATTGGTTGAATGGGTAGTTGGTCTGATTATTCGGGCAGCGCCTCCAGTGCGCGGCGGATGGTGTCCCAGTCCTTGGGTGACGGCCGCCAGCCGTCTTCGTGCTGCTCAACGAGCGACAGCGCCTGTTCCTTCAAGCTTGGCGGCTTGGGGCGGCGGATGGCGCGGAGCTCTGCTGCGCGGAAGGGCCCACGCAAGTTCTTGATTTCGTCGTACCACTTGGGATCCGTGAGTTGTCTGCAACAGGCCGCCAGCTCCATGTCGGCTCCCCATTGGGCGGCTCTGTTGGCGAACTCGACTTCGCAAGAGAAGCACTCTTGGGCGTCTCCGAAAATGTCAGCAGTCCACTGCTGCACCAGCTCCGGCGGTGGGGTTATGGGATGTTGCTGTGTCATTCAAGCCAGCTCCATGCAATGCGTTGGCAGATGCGCCATGCGTGTTTCTTGTCGATGCCGTAGCGTTCTGCTAGTTGTCTGTAGCTGTTACCAGCAATACGCAACTGGCGCAGTTCGCGCACGTGATCTT